GTGGTGTAAGTGCGACTTCGCCAATCACGACCGGAGCCCAACGTGGGCTTTCCGCAGTATAAGCCTGGATCAAGTCCAGAGCTTCTGAGGATCACTCCATTGAGTGGTCCTATCCCTATCCAGACGGATGGGATCTCCCAGGCCCCTATATGGGCCTCTGGGTTGTTCGTGTGATCCGACCCTATCGATCACAGCGCGTACCACATTTCTCTCGGAGACGTGGATAAGATGAAGAATAGTCTTCGTCATAGGGTTTCCCATCATGAAACCCTCGGAGATCTGTCCAGACCAATGGACAGGCTCAAACTCGGTACCTTCTTCTAGGTTCCTGAGTGCGACAACCTCGGTGACGGGTTGTGGTTCCGTGATTGCATTTCCAATCAAGGTGGCATATCCTTCTGGAAAGGATATGTAGCGGAATAGGGTCCTCAAATGGGCCCATCCGACGAACTTACCGATGAAGTCGGTAGATTCCGTCCAATCTTTAAAAGATTGGAATATGTTACTGTGGGTTTTCCCAGTAACAATGTCATAGATGAATCCGGATTCATCAGACAAGGCGGAGATCCTCTTTTGGTGTCTCCACTCGTGAGACGAGGCCCTTAGGCCAGCGTCATGTTCAGGCAGGCATGCTAATGTGTCCTGCGTGATTTTCGAGGCTGGTGTTAAGAACCATGCCAAGTAGCCGGTGGATTTGGTTAAATTCCTTTCCTTACCGGGTTCGCTTATATGTACAATAGAAGCGAGCATGGGGTTGGGATCAAAAGTCCCACCCCGAACCCTGAGCGGATAATATAACTGCTTAGGGTAGAATCCTTGCTTTATAAAATAGTTAAGGATTACAGTGTACGACAACCAAAATAGGGGTCGCACATAATCATAATCCGACGTTTCGTCGATATGATACACCTTGAAGGTTTCAATCACTTCATGGTCATGGAGGTCCCGTATGGGGATCTCCCAGGAGTTTTCAACCGCTAGGTTGATCAACTTGCGGGCATCTTCGATTTTCCCGCCCTGTCGCACATAATGGTCGACAGAAGCCGAGCCCTTGAGAGGTAGCTCGATCGCCGACATCGCTTCTTGGAAGCGTGTCGTGGCATGACCATCCTTGAAGAGGGTTTTGGTCATAAAATCGCGAGGTACGTTATTCCTTGCGAGTTCATCCGCGACTGCCTTTTGGATCAGTCGGATGTTTTCCCGGGGAGGTTTCTCCGGGATTCGGGAAATAGTATTTCGAAACTGTTTCCTTTTGACCTCCGCGATACAATCGGGTAGGTATCCTAACA